ACTGACCTTTTCATCGAAATCAAACCCACCACCCGAGTTATTTTGGCTAAAAGTGAAAAACATTTCTATACCTTTCTTAGCGTTGACCGGGTTCGCGACTACGTCCGGGCTCGAAATAATCAGCAAAATTCGATTGCTTAAGCTTGTAGCCGCTACTCTTGCGAATAGTGATTATTTCTTGCTCGAGTATCGCTCTGCGGCGATCATATTCGTCCCGAAGGGCATCCAGCTCAGCTTTAACTTGTCGAATACCGCGTTTCATTTCATGACCTCAATCAGTATGCTTGCATTATACATGAACTAAACTATTTGTCAAGCGTTTCTAGCCCGATTTTCTAGTGTATACTGGCACAGAAACCACTGAAAAAACGCTCTATAGCGCCCAAAAATACTTAGGTCATTGATTTCTAAGTGTTTTTTGGATCTCGTAACTCATTGTTTTTATGGAGGTTTGCGTAGACATCTACGCTCCTTGAGTCAGCACATACTTGGCGAACTGCTTCCAGTTACCACCCTCAGCACGAATCTTCACAGTGGCAATCAGTGAACGCAGCGACAGATTCGAGATTTCGCTAAGGATGCTCTTGATGTATTCGACTGCATCCTTCTTGACCTCCATTGCGAAACCAGGCAAAAAGTCTGCGTCTTGAATGATCACCTCCATCCGCTCAACCTTCTGCGCTTCGGTCATGCTGACGTCCACACACATTGCACGACTACGAACTGCCTGGTCAATCGACAGAAGCTCCATATTCGAGATGAAGATCACATTGCCAGTGAACTTGAAGGAACGGGGCAGGTCTTCGTCTCGAATGTCTGCATTCCAGCTAATGTAACGCTCCGAGTAGGAATCCAGAGCACCCTTCAGCAGATTCAGTGCAACAGGATCCTTTAGAACCGAGTCGCAATCATCAAAAACCAGAGTCATCTCGTTGCCTTCATACAGGGCACGATACAAGCCCTTAGCGGAGGAGAAACCCTTGATGATGCGGTACGACTTTGAGGTGCGAATCTTAGTACCAACCTCGAAAGCTGCCATGTCAGTCACATTCTGCAATCCAGCAGCATCGAGAGCCTTCAGAACCGAGTGAGTCTTACCCAAACCACCCTCACCGGTGATCACTGCAGAGGCTACGGTGCCATTCGACACCATGTTAACCATACGCTTGACAAAGTCAAACCGCTGATTGATACCAAACTCGCTAGCCTTCGGCTTGTCAGCATCAGCAGTCTGGTCGATAGTGTAACCAAGCTCCATCGCACGCATCTTCAGGTAATCCTGCTTGTTGCTCTTGGCAACGATCTTACCATTAGCAACTACGGTGTACTTGTTCAGAGACTTGCTGAAAACAATCTTGGCGTTCATTCGTTTTTCCTGTGTCATCAATTTATGCTATGTATTATACAGGTTTTAAACTATTTGTCAAGCAGTTTCTACCAAAAAACTGCAGAAAGTTACTAGTGGAAAAACTACTTAGTAATCAATGAGTAAGGCTTATTCCACTTGCCGATGTTTACATCCACGTACCAGCCTACGTCGAAGTAGTCGGTCTGAATGTCGGATCTGTCGTGGTTTCCCTCGTTCATGCATGCAAGTACCTCAGTGAGAAACTTCTTGGCTTCTCCATCAAAATGCTCATGGAACCAATAGGGATTTACGCTGATATCCCTCTCAACCGGAGTGAAAGGATAGCTCCGATGGTCGAGCAGCTTGCCCGCCACGCGATTGAAATTACCAATGAAATCAATGGGTCCCGACTTGACATTGAGCACCAGAGTACTATGCGTGCGAACAGCGAGCGTGGCCTTGACGCCATACCGATTGCAAATTGCCTTAATCTTGGGCGCCTTCTTGGCTTTCATCTCTTGACTAACGTATGCCATGACATTACTCCGTTTCTGCTTGTTTATTCATCATGCTGCTATTATACAGGTTTTAAACTATTTGTCAAGCCTTTTCTTCCTCGATACCATCTACACGTTTTTTCACCACAAAATCAATCATTTAGTACATTCCTAGAGGAGAGTATTCACTGTCTTTTCAATGATTTTTGTCAGATTCCACCCTCGAGTGAGATTATCTCTATGATTCTCTGCGTCTTTTCTGTGCAGAAAAACTTCATCCACCTCACCGTTCTTGAGAACGATATACACTATCATTTGATTTTGATACTTTGCTGGTATTGCAGATCTGCGATTGCTGAGCTCTTGGTCATGCCGTAGCCAGCACTACCCACTTGATTATCATTCTCATCTTGATGCACTGCACAGTACATCCGATATTCCTTGCACCACCAAACCACTGTTTTCAGACCGAAATTCATGGCATCTCCTAATCGATGCTGCTATTATACATGGCAAGAACTATTTGTCAAGCATTAGTTCTCACGGATCTAGTGTGCTAGTAGACGGTAGAAAACGCTACAGAGCTCTGTAGCGCCCAAATTTCCATAACTCATTGATTCTACAGTACTTTTTGGAAAACTAAAAACACTTAAGAATCAATGAGTTGCGCGTTTTCTACCGGCAACCAGTAGCCGCGCTGCCATTTTTCCTCAATAAGGACCTTGTCAGGACCATTCCACCAGATCCAGAACAGCTCCAGCTGTGTCTGATTCCAGCGAATCAATCCTGATGGTCGAGCCCTCTTTCTTATCTCTGTAATGCTCATCGATGAAAAACCATTGCCGATCACTCTCTATTAGTATACCAATACTCTTACCATACTTAAACAACTTCTCTTTTCTAGAGAACATTTTCTCGAGCATCCTCGATTTGAGCATAAGCACGCGCCACCAGAGTCTTGTCAGCCTTTGTCAGCACCTCTAGAAGAAGCTTTTTCTCCTCCAGATACACCTTAGCAAAGTTTCTGTCGTATGCCAGAATGGATCGAGTGTTGGAGATCAGATCAGCAACTTTTACTGTCTGTGCTGTAAAAGGAGCAGCTGCAATATGCTGGCGATCAATCATCTTTCTAAATGACCGATTACCGTCCTCTGGCTTGCTGACATCTGAAAGCCAGAGCACCAGATCAGCGATGTTTTCACCAAAAGTTGAGTGGAGCAAGCCATAAGTGCACTTTGTATCCTCTAGAACATCATGCAGAAGAGCCGCACAAAGCATTTCCTGAGTGTGAGGAACTGTAGATACAATCTCCTTAACCTCAATCGGATGCACGATGTAATCTTCACCAGTATACTTGCGCTTTTGACCTACCGCTGCATGTGCTGCAGTAGCGAAGATGAGTGCCTTTGAGACTAGTTCTTGCATGATATATTCCTTATTGTACCTTAACTCGAGTCATGACAGTTTGCTTCACACCATTGAATTCTGCCAGAGACTTCACCGTGCCCTTGATACTGATTTCATCACCAACCAAACCACCAAGGTTTTTCCAGACATTGATGATGTTGCCTGCCATGTCCTCGATTGTGGTGAGAAACGACTCACCAAATTGATTATAACCAAAACTACGCTGGGCTTTGATCTTGCCCTGCACAACCAGCTTAGTACCCACCTCACCGATCCACACACTAATACTCGGAGTAGGCTCTTTTGCTGCCTCAAAAACAGGCGCAACTGCGTCGCTTGGACGACTCCAGAGCAGCTTGCACTTCTTGGGATCAGCGCTCCAACCATCACGCAGATTGCCTCGACCACCAACCTTGTAGTGACGAACTATACCAAATTCGTCAAAGACGAAGAAGTAGAGCAGAGGAATTTGACTACGTGAACCATAATCCGCCCACCGCATGTAGGCGGTGCATTCATCGACTCGCTCATTTTTGTTAATGGTGATACCGAAGTACCTCTGCATGCGGTCGAATTGAGCCTCGAAACCTCCATGGGATTTCTCGAGAGCTACCAGATTCCTCTCCATGAAGGCTTTCTGCTTTGAAGACTTAAAAAAGCCATTGTTCTTGATAAGCGCTTTGAACGAGAAGAAATTTTCTTTGTCACTTACGCTACCAAACTCGAAGCTCATTTAAGTACTCCAATGTGTTAATTTATGCTGCTATTATACAGGTTTTAAACTATTTGTCAAGCATTTTTATCTGCAAATCTCTCGATACACTTTGCTACCCTGTCATCGGAGTCTAGATAAAAAATGTAGTCGCCGGCATAAATTCTATCTTCAAAATCTATATACTCAAATCCACCATAATACTCAAGTGAGCGCTGATCAGCAGAATTGTTCCTTACACCAATACACTCTTGTCCCACAAATAAATTATGCCCAGCGCGATAGTCTAGGCCTAGTTGTTGGGCATTGGTGCGCTCCATGGTTTTTAGAAATTTCTCTACTTTAGAATCAATTTCATTAACAAAAAATTCAATGCTAGAAGAAAGTGTATTTTCAAACATGCTATTCTCCTTTTTCATGTTGTCAACTTATGCTGCCAGCTTTAAAGCCACTACCTTTTTCATTGTGCGTCCATGCTGAACATACCCAATTACGGGTATCGCTTTGTCGTAGCATTTTCGGCAGCCAGAGCATTTACCACCGTTATTGTATGCTTCGCAGCGGTCAACGCCTTCAGGTACATCTTGGCTCGGTAGAATCGTAGAACCATGCAAGCCCTTAGTATATTGACCAATTACGGAGTCAGAGGAAAATCGAACCATGACATTAGGAAGAGCCTGCATTTTAGCAAGAACTTGACTAAATTTTGAAAATTTATACATGCGAGTCGGCAACCAATGTTTCACATGAGGAGTGGCGGTCATAACAGCCAGAATTTTCTCAGCCAGTTTCATGGAATACATGTCGCCGGAATCAAACCAGCGAAAGTAGGATTCTTTTTTCAATGCGGCAACCATGTCGGTAACCCATTCATCTCGCTGCCAGTCTTGTTTATTATCGGCACGGACAGCCTTGGGTTGGCTGAAATTATAGAACCCTTGCGTGGCATAGCAACCCCTGCAGGCATCGACCAGACCACCATCTTTCGCAATAGAGCCAGGACATGTAGTCAAAGCTTGTAGACTCCAGCTTTTGATATTATCCAGTTTTGATGTTTTAGAAAGTTTCAACAAGATAACTCTCCGATTCAAGGTCAATGCTGCTATTATACAGGTTTTAAACTATTTGTCAAGCGTTTTTAGGCTCGACTAACCATACTTGTGAATATGGATGCCATAGTTTACCATTTCATCAGCACGCTGATCAAACCATTTCATAGCATTATCAGCATCATCAAACCGCTTTTCTTCCATGGCGCGCGCTACCATGTTTTGATACACCAACATGCCGTTAATTATCGTTTCCAGCGTGTTTGTCGTCTTTTTGCTCAGTTTCATTCGTTTTTTTCCTGTGTTGTCAACTTATGCTGCCATTATACAGGTTTTAAACTATTTGTCAAGCGTTTTAAAAAGTACTGGAAAATCAATGGATTAGATATCGAAGTATGCCCTGGCGTGAATCTCTATTTTCTTGTCAGGATGAGCCATCTCGTTTAGACGGCGAATCTTATCAAGTGGCACATCCTCCATTCTAGCCCACACACCAACTATTTTTGATTTTCTGACTCTATCGATAGAGTCACGTAGAGACACCTCTACAATGTATTTAGTCGTCGGTTTTAGCATTGGATGCTTCTACTACTGTTTCATATAGTGCCTCGAATTCAGAATGTTCCTCTTGTTCCTTGGTGAAATTCTGATTGTGATATACTTTTGCCATTCTACGAATAAGCTTCTTTGGCAGAAGAAACTGTTCATTGATATTCGAGATGATTTCCTTGATTAGATCTCGTTCAGCTTCAACTCGAGTGATGGATGCTGAGATCTCTTTAATTGCATCCTTGATTGCTTTTCTATCAGCTGGATTCGTTAGAATCTGACTCATTTTTAGTTTCCTTCATTCCATTAATATATTGATAGATTTTACTGTTACTATTTAGACAAGAACCTTTTCGTATACTCTTTGATTTGCAAATACACTCCTCCAATGAGAGAGCGCACTTGTCGCGGTATGGGTTCGGAATATACAACTTCTTTTTTTTTATTTTTTGATTTGGTTTGGCATCTGGTTCACCTGTAGAGGGTGCTGCAGTTTCCTGAAAATCAATTGGCTGCTTTGCTTCCTGCTTCGCTTCCTCGACTACTGCAGCTGCGACTGGTGTCTCTAATTCAGGAAAAAATTGTGGATATAGATCTCTACACAGATCATAAGTGATATTAGGGTAAAGTGTAGAGAGCTTCTTATCCTTGATTGCAACTACTATTGCAGCCTCTGTATGATGAATCGACTCTAGTAACTCAATAAAAAGATTTTCTTTTCGTACCTTTGTCAGATTAGATGGTTGCAGCCAGATATAGAATCGTCGCATCTCTTTGTAGAGATTTGATTCAGCATAACCAATAGGAATGTCTTTCTTTTTCTTAAATGGAGGCTCACCCTCTGGGAGGTCCATTTTCATCTGTGGTAAAAAGTTAATACGTAGGCAATCAATTAGAACCTTTGAATCATTTGCTGCTAAAATTCTTTTTTGATCTTGATAGTTGGTTGCCTTCTGCACCATGTCAAAAATTTCTGGTATAAGATATTTCATTTAAAACTCCTGTATGCACTCCAACATCTGCTTCATTTTGTTCTCCATGAAGTAGTTAAAAAGATTAGATCTATCTTTTTTCTGTTGGTTATTATATTGTTCGAGAATTCTATTCTTTATATGTATAGGAATGCAGTCGAAGTCTACTAGAGTTTTATTTCGAGTATAGTTACGTTGAAACTCTGCTGTCTGTGGTAGATTATTTTTCCATTCCTGTAGACGCTTTTTTGTAATTGGTTTCTGACGAGCACCTACAAAAACAGAGTCATCTTCAGAAAGAATGTTTGGCACACCATCACCAGGATCTCCACGCATGATATGTTCAAACTTAATATTCTCATGAGTGTCCTTACTAGCGATCATTTTCTTCTGAATAGGACTATATTGTCTTACATTAGAATACTTCTGTAGTTGAATGAAGTCATGATCACCAGAGATAATCAGATGGTTTTCATTCTTCGGTAGAGCCTCAATTAGTACAGCAATTACATCATCTGCCTCTGCACCATCTACATTCAGCAGATGGTATGGAAAGAATTTATCTAGCTCCTCTCGAATGATATTTAGAGCATTGAAGATACTTTTCCAGTCGAAGCCAGATTCCTCACGATCTCGCTTTCTATGTGCCTTGTAGTAGGGAAAGTAGTCCCTACGCCAGTAATTAATGTTGTCACATGCAATAATTATGTCACCGAACTTGTCACCGAACTTTTGCTTGTATGAGCGAATAGAGTTGATAATCATATGGCGAATTAGAGGAAGATTGACCTCTACGTCTTTTCTTCCTCCAATCTCTACCATTAGATTAGATATCGCTGTTTGTGAATAGTCTACTATAATAATTTTATTATCCCCTATTTAATGGCGCGCAGAATCATCGTGTCAGCATTAATGCGACTCTTTACCGCTGCAGCCTTTGCCTTGATGTTTTCAATAAACTTTCTCATCTGTACCTTACTTAAGGACATAAGCTCAGTCAGTTGTTCCTTTGGCTTACGCAGAGTTTTCTGCATGGAGAGTTCAGGTTCATAATTGAGTAGCGACGAACCCTTACACTTGATGCCTGAGGCACTGTCGGTGCGAAACAATATAACCTTGCGCGTCTTGACATTGTAGCACAGAAGCTGACCACATCCAATCATGTCAGCGGGATTGATCGATTTGATACCTAGATCAGTATTTTCCTTGCAATACTTCAGCTTTGCAACTTGCACAGAGGCAGGTTTCTCTTTCTTCTTACGTGGCTTACGAGTTGCCTTCTTATACTCATTGTAGGTACCAGAAGAACTAATCCAGGATGCTAGCTCCTGTAGCATCTTTTTAAAGAAACTTTTCTTTTTGTGAGCATACGCCTCGATTACCTGCTCATCTTTGCTTTCATATACATTGATGAAATACTTTACTTTCTCTTTAACCCACTCTTGCACAATAGCTACCGCTTGCTTAGGCAGCTGCTTTGCCTTCATATCAGAGTAGATGTCGAAAGATTTGATCTTTCCAGTATAGAGATCGTCAAATACTGCCTCTAGAGTACCGAGATACTCATTGATTGAGTTTTGTACTGCCTCCTGAATGGAGGGCTTGTTGGATTGCTTGACAACAACCTTTTTTACCTTTGAGGGTAATAGATTGATGTATGCATTTAACTTGTCAACGTGAGAGGCAGAGATATTGCAGCCCTTGAGCAGCAAATCGGCAATCCAACCCATAGTTGGTCGAATCTGACCATCCGGTACGGAGTTAATGTCGATAGCCATACCTTGCTTGTCTATGTATGCCTGCAGGAACTTTTTAGCATCCTTGTATTCATACTCAAGATTGTATTGGTTGAGAACCAAAGCAAGGCTAATGTTGTAATCAGGGCGACTGCAATCAACACTACCAGACATGTCTTTCTCCGTCATTTTTGAAACTCAATACTAGCATACACTTTTTATGCTGTCAAGCCTTATGCTACGCCATGCCTGCTTGTCTAGGTCAAAAACTGAGATAACTCCTTGATTCTCTAGACGTTTTTTAGTAGATTTTGACTCTACCACTGGTAGAAACTTTTCCTCTAATGTGCAATTCATTACACGTTCTGAGCCATCCACCTTGGTAAACGTGATAGAGAGACTCTTTTTCTGTAGCTTTTTACTTAGTTCTTCTTTGGTAATCATCATGTTTAATAACCCTCTGTCACTGAAATAAGGTATCCTAGAACATTCCACGGATCCTCGTCAAATACATCTATAGGAGTTCTCCCCTTGAAAAATGCATTGGGAATAGTCCACCATTCATACACATTCTCGAAACCAACAAGAGTCTCTAGTTGTATGTTGCATATCTTTCTAATCGTATCTTTATCCATAACTCACATTATTACATATTTAAATCAAAATGTCAAGCTTTTTCTAACTCTTTGATTTTAAAGTATTAAAAATTTCAATTGCAGATTCAAAGCTTACGTTGTTTAGTTCTTGCATGCGTTTACCTCTATCATGAATCTCATATGAGGAATCTCCACTTTGCCATAGAACAAAAAATCCCTCCCTAGAGATGAATCTAGGCATGAAAGGAGTTTGCTTTTTGTAATCTATCGTCATAGCTCTATATGTAGACGCTTGATATGAGATCCAGATACTTTAACTATAATCCAGCCATTATACCAAAGGCTAGGATACTCTAGAACTCCTTGGGCGAATTGCTCTCGAGCCTCTAGATAGTTTGCCTCACCTTTTGATTTGCACAAGTATAATATTGTTCTGCGGAAATTATTCTCACCCAATTTAGCCACATCTGCTTTTAATTCAGCTGAAGATGACCAATATTTTTTCCAATCAGATTCGACTTTAATCTTTTTCTTCTTACCTTTTATTTGTTTTGTTTTGGTAGACCAAAAAAGTTTCTTGCCGATATACTTTCTACCCGTAGGTATGCAAGTTATGAGATAAACAAAACCAACATCAGTTGCATCTGGTTTATCAAAAATTGTTCCATTGTACATCCAATCCATATAATCTCCTTTGCGAGATTATTTATGAATTGTCATCCTCGTCCTCGTCCTCGAAACTTAATTCTTCTTCGTCTGATAATTCATTGCCACAAAAAGCACAATATTCTACTTTGTAGTAATTGTCATCTAGATCATGTTTTACTCTAAAAGCTGCGTCGCAGACAAAACATTCGTAACCTTTTCTTGCCAAGATTTTCTCCTATGTACAACAGTTTGATTTATGTTTATTATCATCTAGTCCCACCCATTTGTTTAATGGACATCTCTCACTCCTTATTAATACTTTGGCTGGTATAAAGCAGCCACACTCTTTGCAAAGACGTATGATTTTATTGTATCTGTCACACTCTTTGCAAAGCTCCATTCTTATTTCATAAAACTTCATGCCCAGACTTCATTCCAGTTACCTGACAGAGCTCCTTTCGCATAATCGGTTGCTCTGTTTTCAAAGAAATTAGTATGAGTTGGTGCATTGATCATTTCCTCTACCCATGGTAAAGGGTTCTTTTTAACCTTGAATATACCTTTTAAGCCTAGGGATATTAGACGTCTGTCAGTGATGTATCTAATATATGTCTTTACATCTGCTGCAGTTAGATTTTGCATATCCTTGATACTAAATGCTAGATCAATGAACTTATCCTCTAGTTCAACCATCTTTGTTGCAATGGTATAAATCTTACCCTTTAGTTCATCATTCCATATCTCTCTATTTTCCTCGATGTATGTTCTAAATAGTTTAATCATCGAGTCACAATGCATAGTTTCATCTACAATAGACCAAGTAATAATCTGACCCATTCCCTTCATCTTTCCATGGCGGGGGAAATTAAGTAACATTATAAATGATGAAAATAACTGCATACCTTCAGTAAAAGCAGAGAAGGCGGCTATGTTAGTTGCAACTGAATCCTTTGTACCATCTTTAGCTGAGAGATCTAGAAAGTAATTGTGTTTATCTCTCATTGCTTCATACTCAAGAAACTCATTATAAATTGAATCAGGCATTCCTAGAGTCTCAATTAGATGACTGTATGCAGCAATATGAACTGCCTCTCTAGCAGCAAAACCACATAACATCATACGAATCTCTGGTTGAGGGAAATGTGGTAGATAGTTCTTTATATAACCACCAGCAACATCAATATCACCTTGAGTAAAGAAACGGAAAATATTTGTGAGGAAGACTCTTTCTTCTTCAGATAATTTATTTTTCCAATCCTTTACATCCTCAACCATAGGTACTTCTGAAAATAACCAATGCGCCTGCTCATGGGCTAACCAATCTTGATATGCCCATTCATAACTGAATGGTCTAAAGTAATTTCTCTCATCTGTTAGCCTTAACTTCTTTTTAACCATTGTGTTTTGCTTTCATCTTTGCCAATGTAATAGACAGGTTTTGTAGAGGCTCCTCTAGCTCCTTAAGTTCCTCGTCTGTGATACCTTCCTTTTTACACTCATCCATTACTTCTTGAACAAACTCTGCTAATACTTGTTTTTTATTTTCCATTTTTATCTCCCGTAAAATCCTATTCTAACATCATCATCTGTTTGTTCTTTTGCAGGAATCCAAGTCCAAGTTTTATCATAATTTAAAGGTGAATCTGATTCCCATATCACATCAAGAGTATTATAATTATGATTGTAAAAGTCAGGATTTCTTCTAAAATGAACTTCTATTATCTTATTACCAATATATTCAACATTTATATAAGGTACTTCTAGATGATAAAGAAAATTAGGTATAATATAATCTGTTTTAATCTTTTCCCATCTGTGAAATTTTTTAAATGAAGATTTATATCCTACTACAGATAGTATCTGATTCCATCCCTCTGTAGATTTTTCAAAATCTACACTATAATGTTCACCCTCAAATTTCTCACACCAAAAATAGCCAGCAGGAAACGAATCATATCCACTTTCAAATGTGCCACAATATGCACCTCTACTCATACCTTCAAGATTGTAGATAGGTCTGACAACATACTCACCTGTTTTAGGTATTTTAATTCCTGCTGGACCACATATATATTCTAGGTATTCAGATAGCCATAATTTATTAAAATATTTGTACCGAGCCCATGGATAAGCATTCCATGCATCTTCATCGGTTACCATATGAAGCTAATTCCCAAAATGCATATGCTAACAGTGCTGAACACGGAATAGTTAAAATCCATGCAATAAGAATTTCGCCTGCCTTTTTCCAATGAACTTTGGGTTCGGGTTGACTTGCACCTACACCTAAAATAGCACCTGTTATGGTGTGTGTAGTGCTCACAGGAATGCCCATAACACTAGCACCAAACAACATCATACTTCCACCTGTTTCTGCACTAAAACCTTGTCGAGGAGATAATTCTGTTAGTTTGAATCCTAATGTGTGAACAATTTTCCAGCCTCCTGCTAAAGTACCTAATCCCATAACAATAAAACAAATAAGTACAGCCCAATATGGAACATTGTCTGTTGCTTGTAAATATCCACCTGCAACAAGAATCAAAAATATTATTCCTGCTGTCTTTTGTGCATCATTTGCACCATGACCCATAGAATAACAAGCACTTGACAATAATTGTAATCTTTTAAACCATTTATTTTGATTATTTGTTTCTTTAGGAAACATATTTCTCACAATTGTATTGAAAGAAGCTCCTAATACAAATCCAATAATGGGTGCGGCAACAATAAAAGATAATATTCTAAATAAACCTTCTTCCATAATTACATTCCAACCACCGCTAGCAATTGCTGCACCTATCAATCCACCTATTAGAGCATGACTACTAGATGTAGGTAAACCTAACCACCATGTAATTAGATTCCATGTAATCGCACCCATTAAACAACCAAAAATAACAAATAAAGTAACCGCTTGAGGTATGACAATACCTTTACCAATCGTTGCAGCTACTTTAAAAGTAATAAAAAACATTATAATAAAATTAAAAAATGCTGCCATAGCAACAGCTTGTATAGGTGTTAATGTTTTGGTTGCTACTACTGTTGCTATAGAATTTGCTGCATCATGAAATCCATTTGTAAAGTCAAAAATTAAAGCTACAACTATCAAACTAATTACAACTAATAATGATGTTTCCATAATTACCCCTGACATGCTAAACAAATTTCTTCGTCTGTAGCTAAAGCCTTTAGATCTAGCTCCTCTATTACTTGTCTCTCTATTTGCTTAGAGACTTTATCTGCCTTACCTATTTTTTCCGATCTACAATAATATAATGTTTTCAATCCCTGCTTCCATGCAGAGAAATGAACTGCATGTAGATACTTTACATTAACATTAGGTCTGAAGAAAAGATTAATAGATTGGGATTGATCAATCATATCAGCTCTGTCTGCTGCATGTTGAATGATCCATCTCTGATCAATCTCCATGGATGTTTTAAAGACTTCTTTTTCATATTCATCTAGGCAATCTAGATGTTGAACTGATCCATCATTTGCAATGACAGATGACCAAATCTTTGTTATTTCTTCTTCACTTAGATTCTTTGTGTGAAGTAATTTATCTAGGAATTTATTTTTGTTTAGATGAGCACCCGACAATGTATCTTGTCTATAGGCATTTGCTCTATATGGTTCTATTGAAGGGCTAGTATTACCCATAATGATTGAGCTAGATGCATTGGGTGCTATAGCCATTACATGAGAGAATCTCAAACCAGTGCCTTTAGCGTCGGGTGCTTCTCCTCTTTGTTCACCTAAAAGTATATTTGCCTCATCTAGTTTTTCTCTGATATGCTTAAACATTCGTTTGTTTGCTGATACTGCTAAAGCAGATTCCCATGCTAGATTATTTTTTTGTAGATAAGCATGGAAGCCCAGAGCACCAACTCCGATTGATCTTTCTCTTGCTGCAGAGAACTTTGCTCTAGAGATTGTATCTGGAGCACTATCAATGAAGTATTGAAGTACATTATCCAACATCTCAGCAATGTCTTGTAGAAATAGTTGATCAGTTTTCCATTGATCATAGTACTCTAGATTAACAGATGATAAGCAACAAACAGCTGTTCTATTTTCATCAGTAGGAAGAATTATTTCAGAGCAGAGATTGGACTGTCGAATTTTCAACCCCAGATTTTTCTGAAAACCAGGCATTTTTTCATTACTAGTATCAATAAAGTGAATGTATGGTTCACCTGTATGCATACGCATCTCTAGTATTCTTTGCCAAAGTTCCTTTGCCGATACTGTTTCTCTAGTTTCACCAGTGTTTTGATCTTTTAGAGCCCATGTATCATCTACATTTGGATCAATCATTGACTTCTCTATTAGCTCCATGAAATCATTTGTGATATTGATACCATGATGAAGATTAAGGCAGCGTAGGTTTTGATCCCCAGTCGATTTACGCATCTCTAGGAATAGAAGAATATCTGGGTGCGATATGTCTAGATATGCTGCATATGAACCACGGCGAGTTCTTCCTTGTCTATAAGCTAGACAGCTAGCATCATATGTTTTCAAATGTGGCATGATACCAACTGACTTGTCATCTGCTGGTCTAATACCAATACCAATTCCCACTCCACCCCCAAGCATTGAAAGCCAATTAACCTCTGACAAACAATTTACCAATCCCTCGGCTGAATCATGAAGATAAGGAAGGAAACAAGAGATTGGTAAACCTCTCTTGGTTCTTCCAAAAGCTAAAATAGGTGTACTATAACTTAGCCAATGCTTAGATGAATATTCATAAAGCCTCTGGGCGTGATCTTTGTTTGATGAAAATGTAGATGAAACAAACGCAAATCTTTCTTGAGGAGATTCTTCTTCATCTCTCATATAAGATTCTTTAAGTCTCTTAATACCCAATTCATCAAACAAATTATCTCTGGTATAATCTACTTTTATACCATGTACTATTTCTTTCATTTATCTTCCTTTGGCTTTACTGTATCTACTAACTTATCATGTCTAATAGCACACTCATTATATTGTTTCATTATACTAGTTGTATATTTAACTACTTCACCAAGATTTCTCTTGTCCTCTTCCATCTCCTCCAAGTCATCACATTTGACAAGAAGATTAGGGGGTATTTTTACTTTTTCTTGAGGCGTTAAGACTTCTGGCAGTCTCGTTAAGAAGCTGCACCCCTGTAGGAGGCATAACGCAATCACGATAAATAGGTTTTTCAATTTCTTTCTCCACAACTTTGGTTATAACTTTTGCTTTCTTTTTTAATTCTGCTAAGGCTACTTCTAGACTAGCTGACATTTCATAATTCTCTTTATTTTTGTCATCAATAACCTTTTGCATCTTTACTTCTAGTTCTCTTTTTTCTTCAATTGCAAGAAGATCACGGTATCTATACCCTCCATAATATACTGCAGAGAGAACAATTAGCATAACTATAATTTTAATTGCGTGTATGTTCACTATCTAATATCCTTTCAATATTGGGAGGTGAATATGTATCTGGCTTTAGAACCTTTCCATTGCTACCCTTGATGATTTTACCTGAATCAGAAATCTTACTATGATTTGATCTAGCAACTTCATCCCATACCTTTTGCATAGGAATTCCTAGTGTATGGCAGAATCCTTCAATAACCCAAATTAGATCGGCACATGCATCAGCCATCTCAACATAATCAAATGTCCACATTGCTTGCATCAATTCTTTATATTCTTCTTTGATTAAATCTGAATAAAGAGTTGCTTGCCACGGATACTCAGGCTTAAATTCTTCATTTACTTCATGACCAGCAGCAATCATAAACTTCTTAACATCATCTCTAGTATTCATAATTCACCTATATTGCTTTTTTAATAATTGGAAAAATTGGTTCTAAAACATTAGCACATTCTATAGCAATATCTCTATGTTCCTTTTGTGTGCCATTTTTTGCTCTAAGCTGAATGTAATGAAACCAAGATCTTAAAGTACCATTCATATAAAGTTTTGATTGAATCAACCCCTCTGGAAGAACTGCTCTCGCTTGCTCCTTTGCTATACCTTTATCTATAGCTCTTTTATAAGCATCTTTAGCTGCCTCTATTACTCTATATTGAGCATATTGCCATGATTGTTCTAGAACCTGATCTTGAACCTCTATGCTATTCTGCCTGTTTTTATGATCTTGCAGGCGAACTTCTTTAAGTTCAAATTCAAGTTCATCTAGAGGATTAGCATAACGCTGAGAGAATTCTTGAAAACTAAAACTACGATGGCGTAGAATCTGTCTAGCAATATCTCTTGTTGTCTCTATACTTAAACATGCTGACACCATTTCAAATGGTGACCAATGTTGATTTCTCATTAGATAATCTAGTAATCGATCAGATGTCTCTACATTCATTTGATTAGAAGGATTAGATACCCTAGCACAGAAAGCAACTAACTCTGTCATATCTGATATATTAATTCCAAATTCTCTGAAAGTATCCTCATTTATTTTACTATAAGATATCAATTGTACTTTCATTGTTGATTTCTTGCCTTTGCATTAATGATATAATATTCCTGAATTGATAATCCAGTATTTGGAACAACTTGCACAGCACGATCATCCCATAGTTCAATCATCTGAAAATCTTTCGCATTGGTAACTTCAAACTTAACACCAATATGTTCTACACACCAATCCTCAATTGCCTTGATTGTTTCAGGTTTACCATTTGAGACTCTGGCAGTAAAGATTTTTATTGTACGTCCATCTTTCCACCATTCAGTTACCTTTTTAACCATTTCGGGAATTGGCTCACCAATTCTGCCATCATTCCAACCATCATATTTGGCTAGAGTACCATCTAAATCAACACCAATCCATCCACCCATATTAACACCTTTTCCATGTCATAAAATTAACTCTTGCTTGCAATCCGTTGAAAGTATTTTCCTTGATTATTTTCAATACATTTCTTCCTGCTAGTACCATTTCATTAATATCCTTCTCCTCGATATATTGAGGCCAGATAACTACATTATAATTTTCCTCTATCAAATTCTCAATGACCTTACATACTTCTTTATTTCGAGGTTGATTATCCACGATCAAGGTCATTTGATCTTTTTCTATCTTTAGATTTTTTACTTTAGTAAATCCCGTTCCACCAACTGCAATTGCATTGGGAAGGAAAAGACTATCTAGAGGTCCTTCAACAACATATATATGTTTAGATTGATTGATGGTATCCAATCCAAAAATTAAAGGAATATCCTCTTTAATCTCTACATTCACATATCTAAGTTTCTCTCCCTGTAAAGCTCTGCATGTTACTGCTGATAATTGTAGTTTATGATCATAAAAGGGAATAACCAGACGAGGCTCATTGGTAGTAATTTTATCCTTCATTTTAGGAGATATTTGTCCAATGTCCTTCATATTTTCTATGAAGTATAGACGTTTAAATGCTTTCTCGGGAATTTTTCTTTCCCTACAGAATTTAACTGCCAGATTATCATCGGGTAGAGTATCGAGACTATCTAGTAGATAATCTAAAAGACATTCGTTAGATGTCTCTTTCAATTTAGGTTCCGTGAATTTTAAAATAGGGTCTTTATGAGGTTTATTCGCGGGAACAGAATCAGTATATCTCTCAAAAGAATACTGAGAATACAACGAGGGATTTATCTTTTTAAGAAAAGTACCAAAATGTACAGAGATGCCACAGTTATGGCATTTCATATGCATTGAGTTTTTTACTTTATAGAAGTAGCCGCGAGATTTGTTTGATTTTCTGCTTGAATCACCGCAGATTGGACATCTAAAGTTAAACAAATAGTCAGATTTACGCTTGAACAGCGCTAATTGTGAACTTATAAAGTTTATATATTTTAAATCTATAAAAAGTGACATAATATACTCCTTACTTTGAAGTATAACATCTCACATCAAACATTTCAATTGAAACTTACAGTTTTAGTTCACCTAGCTGAATTAATTTTCTTCTATTGAACAAATGCTGTTCTTGTATTAGATCTTTATTCTCACCTGTGTAGAATACAGCATAGTTGTTGTCAATCATCCACTGATTTACAGTTAACGTATCTGAGAGTGGAAATATACCTAAAATTCTACCAAACTTATCATCATCAACCACTTTTACTGTTTGAATAGTTTGCATAGAGCCCTGGGGTAATTTTTCCTCTAACTTTTTCTTTGACAACATGCCTTGTTGCTTTTCTTCTTTATTTGTCGATCTAGATTCCGGAGCATCTATGCTAGCAAGACGCACCCTTTGATTTGTTAATTTAATATTAAACCCTAGGTCAATATCAACATCAATTGTGTCACCATCAATTACTTTAATAATTTTACAAATATAAGTATACATGTCATGCCTTTATGGGTTTAATTGGTATTATTTTTTTATTTTTAGGTGGATTAGGTAGCCAGATTTGTTTACGGTCCTCTCTTTGAGGACCCTCTATATATTCTGGAATATACCCAGTAAGATATTCAAACCCAGCAGCAAATATTGGAATGTTCTCAGCAAAAGCATTATTACAACTTCTTTCCCACATTTCACCGCCTAGGAACATACAACTACCCTTACAAATCTGTAGTACAGGACATTTGGGGCATTCATCTCTAAGTGACCAATGAGTTGAAGTAGTCAATTTAACATTACTCAAATCTCTAACATTTCCAATATTATGAGATTCTCCATTATGGGCAATATCTTTAATACTTACATTTTGACATGTAAGTACATCACCCTTTAAGGTGACAGTTAACTGATCCTCTTTATCCATAGAACATTTTTGATGTAAAGTATAAGAGGGTCTTTTCTTTTTTATTGAATTAATAAAATCTGTTATTTTTTTATTCACACTTACAAATTGAGATGCATTACCATTTCTTATATCTAAAAATGATTGAACTCTGAAATCTGCAGTATCATCTTGATCTGTAAATGAACTCATTCCATCAGTATTATATGGAGTAAGTAAATCACCTTCTCCTATTAGGACATCTTCACCTACCAAATCAACAAAGAATTTTTGTATATCTTTTCTTGATTTGTTTGCTTTGTTTAGTACAGAATTAAAACTCATTCTCTTTGTATGTTTCATTCTATTCCAAAGATCTAGAATAGCTTCTTTAATTATAGAATCCTCTAAAGGATCAGGACCTCTAACACATTGACCTGGACCATCATGAGATATGGCTACTCTAAAATTCATTTCAATTAACCAATCATTAATCTCTTTAGTCAATAAAGACCCATTGGTGACAATAATATAATCTGTATCTGGATATTTTTCTCTTAGCTTCTCAGCAAGAGGTTTAAGAGTTTTAATATAGACAAGTGGTTCACCACCCCAAAATTCTATAATCTTAGGAGGCTTTGTAATCCATAAATCTAACCCATTAAGGAAGTTTTCAACATCTTTTAGATTCGTCTCAGCTGCTCTAGGCACAAATCTCTGGCAGCAATACTCACAATCGTAATTGCAAGATAGCCCCAGAGAAATTTTTAATCTAGATGGAGATGTTTTTTTGGAAGGGTTTGTACTACTAATGGGGAAGTAATGTTCTTTTTCAAAAGAAAATTCTACATAATCAGAATATGATATATCATTTTCATCTATCAAAGAACTAGTTTCATTGTTATAATAAAAGTATTTTACTTCCTCGTTATTTTTTCTTGCTCGTATTTTGAATTCTGCCATGATATAAACTTAATTAAAATGTTACTGTTGCCTCATCTTCACCTGAAAAGAATTGAAAACCAACTTTAATTTTACCACTGTCACCTGCATCAGCATTTTTAATTATAAAATTACATATACCGTTAACATCTGTTTTTGATCTACTTCTATTTAATTGTCCAACAGTTGTCTCTGCAAAAACTTCCACACCCGCTTGTGTTAAATTAGCACCATCTTTTTTCAATTGTACAGTTACATTTTTTGTAGTTGCTAAATTTTGCACATTTGTAATAGCAAGAGTTGGTTGTTTACCTTCCCACACACCACTTTCATTCTCTATGGTATTAGTAACAACAGATCCATTGAATATCAAATTACAAGTATCTTTATTATTTACAAGAATTTTCCATTCACTGCTAGGAGAATTCTCATAAGGAATTTGAATATGAATTGGTTGATGTGTCTTAAGAGTAACGTAATACTCTTTACCTTTTAACTTATTAGGATAAGTAAATGCATGTCTGTTAAGGAATATATTTGGTGTATACAAATATGATACCATTGATTTGTCACGTAGTCTTAGAGGATTTCTCATTGTGTCATAATCAAAAGTTATTGTTCTATCTGATAATTCAAATGTAATAGCATTACCTGTAGTAGATATCACTACATCAGAATTAATACCAGAGCTTTGTGAGTTTATAAGTCTATAACATTCCATTTTATATTCCTTTAGTCGCAATCACATAAACCACCACCACCACCTCCACTTAGAGTGAAGTAGTTTTCTAAAAAGCCATAGTAGTCAGTATAAATTCTTCCGTCCCTAGTCAAAAGAAATTCTCCTGCTGTAGATGTAACCTGCAAATATAAATTACCTTGGGCATTTGTAGTATATCTAGTATCATAACCAGAATCTTTGGAAATAAAAGCCATTTAATTTACCTTTATTGTGGAGGAGTTTCTACAGGAATAACTGGAATTGGTTCTACAATGGGTAGAGGTTCATTTATCAATGTAAATTCCGGAGGTACAAAGGGAGGAATTATTACTGGTTCGTTATCTATCATTTTTATTACTTTTTAATTTTAAAATAGAAAAAATGCAAAATATTCCAATAATCATGAGTATTGAAACATCTGCCTCTGGGACAGTTGAGATATGTTTATTATGTTCAAACATTTTTTCAGGAATCTCAACTACTTTTGTGAATTTATGTGTATGAATAACTAAGGTTGCATCTTCAACTTCAAATTCTGCTCTTTTCATTTATCTCTCTTAAATAATGTAGGTAACTTTTTACTACCTTTTTTGTATTTATTAGCTGTCACTGAAGTAATTGGTGGCTCACCTGTTAGTGATGGTAGACCAGGACTAGCAGCAGCATTGTTTGCTGGTACCCCACCTAGCGTAGTATCCTCATGAAATTGCTTAAATGTTTTCATGTATTTTTCTTTAAAAAAGTTTTCTACTAAAGTTGTATCCATTTCAAAAGTTAAACTCTCAATAAATATTGACTCTAAATTTAATGGTTCTATCTTTTGTTCTACACATTCTCTAACTAAAACATATGCAGCCATATATGAAAGTAATTTTTTATTTTCAACTGGAACTTTTTCGAGAATACGTTTTATTCTAAACACTAAACGATGTAGTAGTGTATAAGCTTCTTTTTCGTTTTGAGTTTTTAATTGCGTGTCTCTTTTTAGAACATTACCTTTAGCATCTATAATTCCTAGACGAAAGGCATCCGTTTTATCAAACGGAGTAACTAACATGCGAAGAATTCTATAAACTATTAATTTATCTGTGAATCTAGCTACTGGCATTAAAGTGCTCGCAATTTATTTACTATTTCAGTATTAATAGAAATATCCGAATCATTTATTCCGTAGATAATAACATTATCTGGCATTAAATTCAAATATATTAAAAAAGTTTTTAATTCACTCCAATATTTTTTATCCATTTTATAGAAAAGCATTTTGACTGTGGCCTCGGCTCCGAAGGTGTTGTATAATATAATGATGTGGTTTAATATCAAACGTTCTTTAAGAACACCTTCAGTTTTGTATCTGTTCAAAAGTTTTTTAATATACTTAAATCTCTTTATTTCCTCTAAAAAATCATTAATACCTTTATGAATATCAGCATTATAATTTTTAATCGCGTATAATAAAAAGTTATCCTTTTTTAAATCAAAATTCATATTATTTCTTTTTTGTTGCGGGCTTTCTTCTTTGAGACTTAAGAGGTGTTGAATTGGCTTTTACTTCTTCATTGTGCTTGAAGATGCTATAAAAACTTAGAAAACCTAGTATAGCAAGATTAATATTAATGCCGACTTCACCTAAGATACCTAGGTTATCATAACTCAAAGGAAATTTATTTCCAAAAATCCATTGTAGTAATATTGTGAGTGATACAAAGAAACTAGAAACTCCACAATACCATATGGCAGTTTTACATAACTGTCTATCATACAGTCTTCTTCCATTAATGAAAGAAATATTATGCATAACAAAGTAGAAACAAGATGAACATATAACAACATTACAAATAAAATTTATAGATAGAATAAAACTATCTAAGATGTCAGTTAACTCAACTATCATTTTTTAGCTCTTAAATTAGTTTTATTTTTGACCTTAGTTACTAGTTCAAAAATATCTGATTGTTCGTTTTTTATAAAGAAATTCGCCACAGCTCCCAATATACTATATGCTAAAAATCCTATAATACCGCCTGTCATTAACTGTATCTCCCAATCATCAGTTAAATTTATTAAATGAATAACCGGGGTTGAAAAAATTATTGCACACCCTGTTGATAAACCACCTCTTATAAATGCTTCAGATATAGATTTTGGTCTTATGAAGGTCATCATAGATGCACCTCCAAAGAGACCACCGATAGCTGCAGCTATTTTTGCTGCAATGAAATGAGATGGATCTGCCATATAATACCTACCATGCAGTTAGAGTTATTCTACGCCAGATATTATCAGTTCCAGTTGTATATGATTGTACACATATGTAAAGATTACTTGCATCAAAAGCTATCATTCCGATACTGTCACCGGAAGAGCCTTTTACGTTAGCTGGCGGACTTTTTACTTGTGTAAGACCTGCAATCAAATTAGCTGCAGCAATCCTCTTGCTAGAGTTTGACTGAACTATATAGAATAGATCAGAAGCTCCAACTGTGGATGCTGCAGTTAACTCAGATAATTTAGAATCAGACATTTGTTAATTATGAATTTCTAATGATTGCATCGTCATTGGCATCTGTCAATAGAACATTAGGATTGCCGTTAGCTGAAATTGTTCTATTAAAGTTCTTTGACATAGCTACTAACACTTCAGTTTTGATTCTTACATTACCTTGAGAATTTGTATATCTCATGAAAGAAGTCCAACCAGGTGATACAAATCCATTAGCTTTATTGCCACCAATATTTGCTTCTACAGCATCTATACCCACAATTCTTTGAATTGAATATGTGTTACTAAATGCATTAGAAACTGCAGTAACAAACTTGGGACCTTGCTGAATATTAGCTAGACCTGAAGCTGTTGTACCATTGAATGGTGTAGTTAAAGTAAATGAAATATTATTAGCTACAGCTGCGATTTGATATTTTGCATTTGTATTTGCAGTCATCTGACCGAATGCGAAATAATCACCCGGCTTCACATCTGTAAGAAAAGTTGTTGCGTTAGCTAAAGCATTCGTGACAAATCTGCTTCCATTTGTCACTGTCACATTACCGGTAATGCGAGAGCTATCTAGTTTACCCCATCCTGACATTATTTTCTCCTATTTCTTTTAGGCTTGCATAGTATTTATTAGCAAGATTTATTGTGTTTTGCTTTAGCAGCATTACCGAATTTTGATGCTTGAGAAGTACGTTTCATAACTTCTCCCTCGTCACCTTTTTCCTCAGCTGAAGAAGCTTTTCTTTTTGCTGCAGCTCTTGCCTTTAGCAACTTTTCTACACTTACTTCATCAATCTGCTCAAAATTTTCAACTTGTTGTTGAAATGCAATCTCAATAACATCCATTACTACTTGTAATTCTTCTGCAGGAATTTGAGATAAAGATTCAAGACCTTCTTCTTGTAGATAAGTTTCTACATAGTAAGAATATGGTTGTTTTTCCTCGCCTTCACTAACATCCTTCTTAATCACATATTGATTAGAATTTTGTAGTGTTTTGTGGTATGCTAAAGCTTGATTAAAGTTATTAAATTTTTTCACAACCTGTCCTGTCGTTCTATGAACAATTGAATGTGAAGATGTAGATGGAGTCCCTGACATTGAAGCGCGAACTCCAGCTTCAGTATCTACAGCTCTTTCATCGACTTGTTCAGATTCTTCTGTAACTTTCTCAATCTGCTCTGCAGTTTCCTCGGTAGCCTCAGACTCTTTAATTACAGAAGAATTCATAACTTTTCTTATATCTTTCACCAAATCGCTGTTAGCGAAGGTTTTCAGTTGATTTTTCATGATTCCCTCTTAGGAAGATTTTTGATTTAATATTTATTATACTTATTTTTTCAGACGTTTTCTTTCAACATCTCTCATATGAGGAATCAGTTTTTGTATTAAAACTTGTTGGATTTTACCCATAGCTTTAATT